CCACCTGCTAATCGGTCAATGAGTCCAAGCCATCCGAAAGCATCGCCTTCATCTTCGCTTCCTTCTCCTTCAAATAGGTTAGGGTAGCCTCTAATAACTTCGGATAAAGTTGAGAAAAAAAAACCGCGTAATTGTAGAAGTTTACTAAAGGCAAATCTGCAAAGTCTTTTACTTTCTGCTCATAGTCGTCTTCTATTCTGCGCCCAAAAATATTAACACGGTACGATAAGCACCCAATAATCTCAGGCAGCGCCTCAATAGTATCTTTCTTCATTAACTCTTGCAATTCTATGAAGTGGTGAGCCTTCATTTCCTTTGCAGTCTTTACAAGTCTGTATCGTTTACCTTTGTGCTTAAAGGTGAACTTTAATTTGCTCTTAGGTATCTCATCAAGAAATGTCAAGTCAACTGCTCTTAATTTGTCAAGTGTCCATTGCTCTACTTCCTCATATGGTGTTTCAGTTAGAATAGATACAACCCACGCTGTTCTTTCAATAGGGTTGCAGTTATTGTCTATCTCGTTAATCTCTTGTAGTTTTTTGATTGTTATATTGTTCCAATTAAGCATAAAAAAATAATCCTTTTTTGTTGTGTTGTTTGCAGTCCCATGCAAGAGCTAACGACATTACGCAGTCATCGTGAAGTCCTTGTGGTGCTGTATATTTTACTCCTGTTCGGGAATATTCAAACTCAAAGTTACGCATTTCATCAGCAATATTACCGTCAGGGAATCCTATTTGCCTCTGTTGAACCGCCATCACCAAACCTTCGATAAGCTGTTGTTTGCTCTGTGATGTAAATTTGAAGCCTACTACTCTTGGGTGCTTTCGTTGTAACTGCTCTACTATCGGATCACCAACACCAGTACTATCTAAGTAGGTAGGGGTGTTTCCGATTAAGTTAGAAATCTTTGTCATTGTCTGTGACCAATCCATTTGAAAGCGTTCAAAGTGACAGACATTCCCTTGTTCGTTCAGTCCTATTATGACCGTCCAGTCTGTGTATTTTGCTAAGTCAATGCCGTACGCTGCAACTAGACCCGATTGGTTGGGAATTATGCAGTTTTCGATGTTATCGTACCCGAAAGGGTTTGAATTGTCATCAGCAGGTTCAGCAAGGTATAGTTCTTTGAAAACGTAGTCGGGTAGGTCACGCTTTGCCTGTTCTATTTCTTCAACGTCCAAGATGCCTTCTTTCGCTGCATCGTAAGCTGTGATTTTGAAATACTCAAGATTAGGTTCTCCACCTTTGGCTTTCTCTCCTAACTTGTAGAACCAATTCTTTTTACCTTTGACGTTACCGATTAGTTTACACTTGCCTTTAGTAGCAGTCAATGTAGAACGCAAAGCAAACCACGATTCTTCTCTTGCTCTACTTGCTTCGTCAAATACTGCTGCATAGACGTCATCTCCGTAAAGGTTGTCAGGTTTCTCTGCTGACTTAAACTCTATCCGTGAGCCTATCGGAGTAGTTAAGACAAGTTTAGACTCATTGCTTTGGAAGAAGTCACGAGAGTTTACTTGTGCTTTCATTCGTCTGAATGCAATTTCCGCTTGTTGATATACAGGAGCAACCCACCAAACCGCCTGGTTCTCTTTTAGTTTCAAACTCTCTTCAAACAACCATATAATGTGCGATGCAGTTTTACCTGTCTTAGTACTCGCTGCCGTTATCGTGTAACGTGCAGGACTGTCTAAGATGGCTTTCTGATAACTCGTTAAAAATGGTCGTTTGTAGTTTATTTGCATTACAAAAGTGTCAGTTGCTTTTGATGGTCAGTTAATCGTTTAATTGCGGCATTATAATAATCAGTGTCTAATTCACAAGCCGTAAGGTCAAACCCTAAATCGTGACAAGCAATAGCAATACTTCCTGAACCTAAATGAGTGTCAAGTATTTTATCGCCTTTGTTTGCGTAGTTCTTTAGAAGCCATTTGTACAATGTAATTGGTTTCTGTGTTGGGTGGATAGTTCCTTCAATTAATAATTGTACTCTGTTTTTAGTGTATATCCTTGTAGGTTTATTAAATGATGTAAATGCAAGTTCGCAATCACTCATTGTTAAACCGTGTTGTCCTTTGTCCCATATAACCCAACCTTTTGTTCCTTGATATAAATGCTCAACAAAATAATTAGCACCCCAAATAATTTGATTTTTTGATACTCTAAAAAGTTCTTTGAAGTAGTTTTCTTCAGGTATTGAATTATCCCAGCCCTTTTTTATGTGTTTTTTTCTGTCTGACTTTTTACCTTTTTGTTGTTCCTTCTGTCCGTCTATACCTATTCCATAAGGTGGGTCTACAATAGCAAGGTCAAAGTATTTGTCAGGATACCTTGCCATTAGTTCCATGTTGTCTTCATTTGTTATTTGCATACTTTCTGTAACAAATCTATTCTTTTTTTGTTAATCTCTTGGATGTTGTGATGCTCGTTGCAGTAGTTATAATTTATCTCTCCTACCTCATGACTTTTACCACTTTCAATTAGTTGCATTAATGGTGTAGCCCAATCGTTATTCTGCACAAAGAAAACCCCTAAATTACTTCTGTGGTTCGTGTAAGGTTCTACATTTGAAACTAAAATAGGACGCTTATAAGCAGCAGCCTCAACAATCTTCAACTCTGATTTATAACGGTTAAATGTCTGAGATGTCAAAGGTGCTAAACAAATATCTATCTCTGAGTAAACCTCAGCATACTTGTCTGGTGTTGTGCCTACTCTTGTTTCAAACCATGTAGGTCTATTCTTTTGACTCTCTCCTGTGATGGCTTTCTCCATCTCTGCCCACATTCTACTATTCTCATGATGTCCACCCATTATAAACCTATAGCCGTACTTCTCACAAAGTGGTCTTATTTGATTTGTAAGCAACTTAATGTCTTCAACATGACTTATTCCACCTACCCAACCAATAGTCGGTGTATGGTCTTTATTTACATTCCATTGAGCCTGTGTAAAGTCTAATGAGTTTTCAGCTATTGCAATGTTTTCTCCTTTGTAGAATTCTTTTACCTTCTCAGCAAGTTGTGGAGTTGTTACTTGTACCCCATCGGCATAAGTCAAAGCGTTCTTAACTCCATCCTTTAAATAAGCACGATAGAACTTGTAAGCAGGATTGTGCTTTGGTAGTACCCAGTAGTCATCAAGGTCAACGATGTAAGGAACTTTGTACTTTGCAAGTAAAGGAAGTATGTTGTACTGATAGCGTCCTAACCAACGATTGAAAATAACGCAGTCGTATTGCTGATAGTCGAGGTTAACCCAATCCTCTTGAGTTAGGCTTACATCTACCGTGATGCCGTGATCTTGCTGCAAACGAAGATAAGGAGTGTACAATCGATGAAATGACACTCCATTCGCTCCGTCAAGTAGACAAATTACTCTCATTAAAAAGGTGAATCTACTTTTGGCTTTGGCACAGATACCGAATGAGTTGCTTTGCTCTTCTCGTTCTGTTGCTTGAGTTTTTGTACACGCACTCTAACATCACCATATTTGTTTACTTCTAACTTTCCGCTTTTAATTGCTTCGTTTAGTTTCTCAATGTTGATGCTGACGTTCATTCCATACTGGTCTTCCCAGCCATTACCTAAATAAGTTGTTTCCATATATTAATCCAAGTTTAGTGTTACGTTTATTACTTTAGCCTCTACTGTAGCCTCTACTGATTCCTTTGGTTTGCCGTATACTCTTGATAGCAAAGTGTCCATTGAATAGAGTGAGCCTTTCTCATAGCTCTTTATGATAGCCTTTGCAACGGTCTTTTCAAGCATGGTTGCTTCATCGTTTTTAAGCACATCTTTTATTTGCTTCTCGTCCATTGACATGATGACCTGAATAGAATCGTTTACCTGAGAAAGTGAGTAACCGTTCTCTTTCATCAAGGTAGTGAACTTCTTAGGTCTTCCGTTAGGGTTGTGAACCTCTCCTTTTTTAAATGGTTTTAGATTTTGTTCGTTTGCCATAGTTTCACTTTTCTTTCACTTTTTTTTAAAGATTTATCCCTCTATCAAATAGCATTTGTCTTAGTTGTTCTCGTGTATCTTCAAGTAGTGTATATTCGTTCGGTTCAAGTTCGCTATACTTGATTTTTTGACGAAGAAACTCATCAAATTCGCATAGCACACATAAGTAATCAAATCCTTTGTTCGCGAAGTTAAATTGCTCCTGGTCTTCAGGTAAATCAAATTCTATTATTGCTTTCATTTTTTTCTTTCGTTCATTTTAACTTGGTGTACTACTTTAAGCATGACTTTGTGTTCTTTCTTATCTCCTAATTCCATGTGACACTTTCTGCATAATGCTTGTAGGTTGTCTATTGTATCTTTTGTTTTGCTGCCTCCCATTCCTCTTGCATCTATGTGGTGAATATCGTTTGCTGTCTGTCCGCACATCTCACAGGGAATCCAACTGCTTTGATCATATCCAAAATAGTCAAAATATACTTTAGTGTGTTTTTTCATCTATTAGTAGTAGTAATCACTTATTATTCTTGTAAAAAATATATTTTAGTGTGCTATTAGTGCATTTATTTCTTAAATAATAAACTCCACTTAGTAGGCTTTGACATCTCAAGCATCAGAGTAAATCCGCATTGCTCAAATAGTTCTATCCAACCTTTTGCTGGTTTGATATTGATATGCCCCCACTCAGCATCGAAGTTAGTGTAGTGAGGTGTTGAAGAGAAGTGAAAGTAGTTGCACTTTAGATTTGAGAGGAACGGTTTTAACTTGTCATCTTCAATATGCTCCATTACTTCAATGCAAGAAACAAAGTCTGCTTTAATCTTTTTAGTTGTAAAGTCACAGATATGATACTCATCCGCTACGTTTCTTTCGTGAGCGTATTCATAGTGATGTTCATTCAGGTCATAGTAAATAGTCTTGATGCCTTTCTTCTTCATTGCTAAACAGTATGCACCTACTCCACCGCCTAAGTCTGTGTGTGTTTCAATATCTAACAAAGCTGTGATTTCATTTGCAACTTCATCATACATATTTACAAATGCAGGATTATCTAAATGTATGCCATTTCGCATCTCGTAATCAAAGCATTGCTGATTATTCCAAGTTCCGCCGAATGAGTTCATATTCTCTTAAAAGTTGTTTTGTTGTTTTTGCTTCTTTGCCGTTGCTCCAGTAACTAACACCTCTGACTATGTCGTATAAGACATAATTGTTGTGTGCTAAGTACTCAGCGAATTTAATTTGTTCTTCTCTTGCGTTTTGGTTTTTGCTCATCATCTGCAATAGTAGCTGCTTGAATTTCTTGTTGTGCTTCTGCTCTTACAATTAACGAATAAAGTGACTCTATAAAACAGTTAGAGCAGGTAGGCATTGGTCTGCCCATCTCTCTAAAATAGATATCTCTTACTTTAACTGAGTCCTCTGGTGCTAACCTCATAAAACCGCTATGCTTCCATTTAGTGAAGTGTGGTTGAATGTCGGTGATAATGTAGTTTATTTCTTCTTGTGTCATAAGTACTTGTTTATAATCGTTGAACTTGCTGCTGCCAAAAATGCTAAAGGTATGCCCTCGATTGAATGAAACCAAAATAAGGTAATCCAAAACGATAGACACAACTCACATGAGAAAGGTTTCTTGAATCTGTAGCCAAACTCACGAACCCAAATAATGCTCATCGATGATATCCCCAAAATTTGCAACAAGTCTTTCATTTATTTCTTTTTTAATTGTGTTTATTACTCTGAGTATCTCCTGTCTACTGATATCGGTTGCTCTGCTGATGCTTCTTGCCGATCGTGGTTTAATTTCAAGTTTCGTGTCACCTTCACAGTACAATGTCCAAATCTTCTGTTCATACCATTCTTTAGAAGATACAATGTCATCAATAGTGCTATATAGTGCCTCTTTGTACATTGATTCATTCTCTTCTATTATCTCAATTCCTTCTGTGTCATATAAGCCTATCGGTCGAATAAAGTTCTTTGAGAAGTTAGTGTATTTGCCGTAATATTGATTCAAACAGATTCTGATTACAAAGCCTTCCCAGTAACCACTCTTGTATTTTTCTTCTATCCATTCGTCTGTCTTTTCGCATAGAATTACAAATAGTTCTTGATATAAGTCGCTTGAAAGTTCACCTGCAATCTTTATGCAGAACTCACGCAGCCAGGTAGACTGCGTTAGCTCCGATATTATTTGTGGTTTTTTGATTTAACAAATTTCTTTTTAATTTGGGCAAAGTTATCAATATTGTTTCCACACAGTTTTAGTTGTAAGTGATTCGTCAACTGAAACTAACTCCCATCCTAACTTTGTGTATTTTCTCCAGTAGTAGATGACTTCTTCTTCGTTATTGAGACAGATATGGAGATATTCTCGTGACCTGCGTAAGGTAATCGTCAGGAATCGCATTTAGTCTTTGTTTTATTCTGTTATGCATTGCGGTCTCATACTTCATTTTAATATCTAAGTAGTCAACTATCATATCTCTTCCGTGAATTACTGTTGAGTGGTCACGGTTTAAATATAGTCCGATTTTCTTTAATGACTGATTTAACTCTCTGTATGCGAAATAACAAAACATTGCTCTTGCTATTACATACTCACGTTTGCGTGACCTTGAGAAAAAGTCTTTAGGTATTACGTTTGATTCCTGACAAACTATTCTGAGTAGCTCATCAAAGTTCTTGTCTACCTTTCTGAGTTTCTGATCAGGTCTTAAAATCATTTGTCTAAGTTCCTGGATCTCTTTTTTTGCACTATCGAGTTTATCCTCATAAACTCTTTTAAGTCTTGTGTGTGCTGCTTTTAGTTTCATGTATTCGTATTCGTAGTTCATAATAGTTTTAATTGTTGTTTGTGTTCTTCTATTCTTTTCATTGCGGCATTGTAATAGTCTGTGTCCAATTCACAAGCAGTAAGGTCAAATCCTAAATCGTGACACGCTATCGCTATGCTTCCGCTTCCTAAATGAGTGTCAAGTATCTTATCGCCTTCGTTTGCGTAGTTTTTTAAAAGCCACTTATATAAGGCAACTGGTTTTTGTGTTGGGTGGATTTTTAACAAATGTGGTTTGCTTGATTTTGTTGTAATATTATTTTCAAATCCCTCATAGTTGCCTTGATATTTATACCTTATTTGTTTCATTGGATAATTGAAACTTGACCAAGCCAATTCACCTGAACTAAAAGTTTCTGCAAATCCATCTTGCATTTTATCCCAATATATCCAACTTTTTGTTAATGGAAGCATAAAGTAATTGCCACCCCAAATTATTTGATTTTTAGATACTCTAAATAACTCATCAAAATATTTTTTATTAGGGGTTTGTTTATCCCAATTTTTTTTGGCTAAATTTTTACCTTTACCGATTTTACCTCCATCCATACCAATACCATACGGTGGGTCTACAATAGCAAGGTCAAAGTATTTGTCAGGATACCTTGCCATTAGTTCCATGTTATCTTCATTTGTTATTTTCATAGTATTTCTTTATAGCGTGTGTAACGTCCTTCAAATGACATCGGAATAGATACACATTGACCATGTCTATTCTTACCTATAATTAACTCAGCATCCATTTCAATATCAGGTTTATCATCTGAGTAGTACGCTGGTCTAAATGGAAATAAAACAATATCAGCATCCTGTTCAATCTGACCGCTCTCTCTCAAATCTGAAAGCATTGGTTTCTTATCGCCTCTCTTTTCTGTTTCTCTTGAAAGCTGTGCAAGTGCTATGATTGTTATTCCTAACTCCTTCGCTAATAGTTTAAGCGTTCTGCTAATGTATGCAATCTCCTGCTCTCTTACTTTCTGATGTGATTTAATTAACTGCATATAATCAATGAAAACTATATCTAATCCATATTTAGCCTTGTGTAGTTTTATCTTCGCTACAATGTCGTTTATATCACTATTACTGCCATCGTCAAGGAAGAAGTCCATATTTATTCCGTAGAGTCTTTCTGTTATCTCTTTCAATTCATTATCAGTAATCCTTGCACTTCTGATTTTGTAGTTTTCTACATTTGCAATAAACGATAGATATCTTTTGGCAAGTTCCTCTTTTGACATCTCTAAAGAAATAAATAGAACCTTTGCAAGTCTACAGGAATCAATGGCAAGTGAAAGAGCTATTGCAGTTTTACCGCTTCCAGGTCTTCCTGCTATTACAACCATATTTCCTTTATTCCAACCGCCTATATATTTGTCAAGGTATTTCCATCCTGTACTTATGCCTGTCATGTTAGTTCCTCGTTGAACTGCTTCGTATAAAGTGTCAATTACTGTACCTGCAACTGAAGAAATGACTTTTGCTTTTTGTCCAACGCTTACCGTATTCTCAGTTAGCATTAAATTTATTTCGCTGATTATTTCGTTTAGATCTCTGTCATAATTGAAATAAGCTAACTTAGATTG